AAAAACCACTTCACAAAAGATAGTTATGATTATCATAAGTACTGTGGTAAAAGTAGAGCAACAGTTCAGTCTTTCTACAAACGTAAGGATCGTTTCTGGTTTGAAAAGATTTCAAGGCAGAAAACAGATCAAGAAGTTGTAGAATTTTTTGTTGCTAATTTTGTTTCTTGCCCCGATCCAGAAACACTTTGGATTGGTGAAATGATGAAAGAAGGCGAAGAAAGATATCAATCTTGGCAAAAGAAAGTTCAGTCACTTTCTTATGTTTTTAAGGAAGAAAGTCAATCTTTATTTCAAGACAATAAATTTGAGGATGTTTTCAAGTGTTCAAAGGGACATCCTGTTTTACTTAAAAAGTTTTTAAGTGGTAAAGTATCATTGGAAACAATGGTTCTTTTTGATAAGATCTTTGCATATTCAAAGAACTTTGATAAGAAACTTCAAGACCCGGTGTGGCAAACCGTCAGTCGTCGGATTAAAAAATATAATCCGTTTCTAAATATTGATGTATTTCGTTTTCGTAAAATTTTGAAAGAAATTATTTTGGAGGGTCAATGAGTTTCTTTAGTTCCGAAGTAGTCCGCGCAGAAATGACGGAAATCGCAGAACTTCAAGAACAAATCTATCAAAATGTCTTCAAGTTTCCTACAATGAGTAAGGAAGAAAAACTTGAACATGTTGAAGTTCTAGAAACTTTATTGGATAAACAAAAAGTTCTTTATACGAGAATGAGTTTGTCTGATGATCCTGAAGCAAAAGAAATGAAGGAACGCATAATCAGTTCTGCTATTATGATGGGTATGCCCCCTGGCACCGATATGAATATCATTCTTAACAATATGTCAAAAATGCTTGATGTGATGAAGCAGCAGATTGACAAGACAGGTTCCGACCTGTAGAATAACGAAGTACACAAAAGCCAAATCCGTACAAATACGAGGTAATCTAATGTCTTTTAACGATCTCAAAAAGCAGTCTTCTCTTGGTTCGCTCACAGCGAAATTGGTTAAAGAAGTAGAGAAGATGAGTACAACTTCTGGTGGTGCTGATGAGCGTCTCTGGAAACCCGAAATGGATAAAACTGGTAACGGTTTCGCAGTTATCCGTTTCCTTCCTGCTCCTGAAGGTGAAGAACTTCCCTGGGCAAAAATGTATTCTCACGCTTTCCAAGGTCCTGGTGGTTGGTACATTGAAAACTCCCTGACTACTATTGGTCAGAAAGATCCACTGGGCGAATATAATCGTGAACTTTGGAACAGTGGTTCTGAAACAAACAAAGAAACTGTTCGCAAACAGAAGCGTAAACTATCCTACTATAGTAATATCTACGTTGTAAAAGATCCCGTAAATCCTCAGAACGAAGGTAAAGTATTCTTGTTTAAGTATGGCAAGAAGATCTTTGATAAGATCATGGAAGCAATGCAACCTGAGTTTGAGGATGAAACTCCTATTAATCCCTTTGACTTCTGGCAGGGTGCTAATTTCAAACTCAAAATCGTAAAGAAAGATGGGTATTGGAACTACGATAAGTCCGAATTTGGTTCTGTTGAACCACTACTGGATGATGACGATGCTCTGGAAGCCCTCTGGAAGAAAGAGTATTCTTTGACTGCAATCACTGCTCCCGACCAGTTCAAGTCCTATGAAGAACTTGAGCGTCGCATGAATATGGTTCTTGGTCTTAAGAACTCCTCTCCTTCCCGTTCCCGTGCAGTGGTTGAACAAGAGGATGAACTTGAAGAGTTTACACAAACTCCTACAGTTCAAGAGCGTGTTGTAGAAGAACTGGAACAGTCTTATGCTCGTTCTAAGTCTCCTTCACTTCCAACAATCAGCTCTGTTGATGAAGATGAGGATGATGCCCTGTCATATTTCCAGAAATTGGCAGAGGATTGATTAAGAATAAAGTCTGATATTATCAGCTCTCTTCAAGGTGCTACTCACATATTGAGTAGCACCTTCTTTATATGTCATCATTTCTTCCATATCATCAAGAACGATATTTAAGTATCTTGGTTTGAGAACGTAAATATTTCTTTTTTCATTTTCAATTTTTTCTTCATATTCATAATTAGTGACAGGAACTGTAATGTTTCCTGTGTTTACTTGCGACCCTACAAAAGGATCGTAATAACTAATTGAATAAGTTGAAGGAACTTGAAGACCTGCAGGAACGATTGTTACTCCCTGACTATTTTTAATTTCTATAGTTTCATGATGATGAACATCATAAATTTTTGTATAAATTTCTTCTTCTGTGTTTAAACCAACTCCATACTTTTCTCTTAAGTAAGTATCAAAAGACACTTGTGTCAAAGGCCACTCTGTTTGTATATTGACAATATTATTTGAAAGAAGAATTACCCAATCTAAGGTTGGATCCCCATAAATTTCATAAGCAACATTATCTGGGCGATTATCTCCAATGATTTTATATCTTTCAAAGAAAGTAGTATTTTGAAAAATATCAGGACGAAGAGTTCCTTTTTTAAAGAAATTTTTTACTTCAATGTAGTCACTAATTTTAGCATCAGGAAGTCTGCTGACATATTCAAAAGATGGTAATTTTCTAAAGTATTGATTTGTCATTTTAGTAACCTATTTCCGTATCGATAGATTTTCCATCAATGTTTCCATAATCATCATTAAAGATTGGTTCTAGTTCTTGGAATTGCATTGTGATTTCATAAGAAGTCATTAATCCATCAGCGAATGTCATATAATTTCCTTCAGGAGTGTAATTTACAGTGAATGACTGTAAAGCACATTCTTTAATTTTGTTAATATATTTATGATCTTTGTTTTTATGTAGATATTGTATTTTGAATGTGTGGGGTGCTTTGAGGAAAAGTTGCGATTGTGTTCTTTGAACCGCCATTCCTTGTTTAAAGAATCTTATAATCTGACGAATTTGTTCTCTATCTGCAGTGCCTCTTGCGGATAATTTGAAGGTAAATGTAAATGGTCTTAGTGTTGGTCCCGTAAATATTAAATCCATATTTGGATTTAATACAGAACCAGTGGTTCTTGAAAGCAACTGTGTTGTTCCTGTTGCATTTTGGGCAAATCCAGCTGCAATCGCTACTTGAGCATCTTTTGCATTTTTGCCAAGTGCAGTTATTGTATTCATTGCAGTTTCGGACATTGCTTCACCTCCACCCATAATTCCTTGTAAAGCGATGTTTGCCATAGCTGCTTGTGCTGGATCCATAGAATCACTTCCCCAATTCACGGCATTAGTATCAGAAATTCCTCCAGGTATGGGTAGAAAAACGGTTCCATTTATTCTTGTATCTGTTGATTTTCTTTTCTTTTCAAAACCACCTATTCCTTCATTATCTGTACTGGTAAATTTTTTTGGTACATATTCTAGCATAGTAAATTTAATTACATCTTGATGTTCTATTTGTAAGTTTTCTGGATACCTTAAAGGTTTAGATCCGTTTCCTCCGGGAAAATTAAATCTTGATCCTCCTTTTTCATTCTTTAATTGATCATTTAAATCTTTAAATCTTTTTTTAGCTAATTCTGGGTCCCCTTCATTGGAACCTTCTTGCGTTTCTGCTTGTGCTTGATTTGGTCCACCAGCTGCCGCATTAGGATTTTGATTTGCAGCGACTGTTGGTAGTGCTTTATTTGGCGCAGCTCCTAGTGCTTGTTGAGCTCTGGCAACAGGAACATTTGCATCTTTTGCTAATGCATTTTGTGCTGCACTATCCATAGATGTTGTGAGAGTATTGGGACCTTTTTCAATTAGTGCTTTTTTAAATCCGGGTCCTGCTGCTTGAGTAAACACCCAACCATTGTTTTTCGATTTATCATTTGATCTTGTTGCTAAAGGTATCCAACCTTCTCCGGGCAAAATGTTTTCTATTCTTCCTATGCTTGGTTTTTCTTTATATTGAAATTCATACTGTATTGGTTTTTCTGTGTCTATTGTTCCAGTTCTACCACTATTTTCATATACTACTCTTGTTCTAACATCATATTTAAGGCCTTCTATTGTTATTTCACTTGGACCAGAAAATGCTTCGTTTGTATTCCCAGTAAGTTGAGGCATCAAAACTCCCTCCAATTTACAATAGGAGTAATCATCTCAATTTTTTGTAGAGTATGAGACATTTATGAGAGAGGTTTTTATTTATTTAGACGGAATTTTGCATAAGGTATAGAAAGCATTTCATCAAGTTCTTCATACTTTACAACGTGAAGTTTGCCTAAAACTTCTTCCCAAGTATATTGCCTTCCTTCTCTCCAATGAAAATTGATACCTTTAAATCCCCATCGTTCTAATGATGTGCAAGCAATCAATGGGTGCTGATCATATTCAATGTCCGGTGTCTTTGGAGAATAAACAAAGGTATAAAACTTTCCTGGTTCTGGATATAATACTTCCTGTTTCAATACATCCATAATAATTAACATTAAGTCTTCTGGATCATATGTATTGGCAGCATCAATTCTCTTTTTCAACTCCCTCATTCTTGGGGGAATGCCAGAATACTGACCGAAACCTTCTGCCATTACTTGATACCTAATTCTTGTTCGGTGATAATCTTAAACCCAATCATATTATCCTCGCAGAATTCCTGTGCAGCTTTCCACTTTGCTTGATTGGTTGCATAGGTATAGACTTCGTGAAGATAAGATTTAGTTGTTCTTGACCTTGGTTTTGGTGCAACTGTTTCTTTTTTTGGTTTTATTTCAATAATATATTTTTTAATATCACCGGATTGTTCTCTAACCTTAATAATAAAATCTGGAAAATAATTTCTTACTTTTTGTTTTACAGGATCATAATATTTGATTCGAATCTCTTCACTTCCCCAAGCAATAATATTTTCATTCAAGTCACACCAGTGGCAAAATTTACGTTCCCAACTACTTCTGCATATAATATTGTTAGGGTCACCGATGTACTTTTGAGGATATGATGGTTTGTATTTACTCTTGATACTTTCTGCCATTATCCTTACTACATAATATATACGGTCAAAAAGTATTTATAAATGGCAGTCCCAAAGCCACCAATTCCAAAACCACCAGTTCCAAGTCCAACAGCAAAAAGCTTATCTCAAATAAAAAGTTCTTTGCTTAACCCGGCATTAACTTCTCATTATGAGTTATACCTTTCAATTCCTGGTGGTAATGCCGGTGATTTAAATAAAACAATGGCAAAAAATGGTGTAGATTTCTCTTCCGAACAGAGTAATTTGCAACTTGCTTGCAGTGAAGCAACTTTGCCAGGATCAAGTTTAGCGACACTTGAAATTAATAATGATTATACAGGTGTAACTGAAAGACATGCATACCGTAGACTTTATGATGATAGAATTGATCTGACTTTCTATGTTGACACAAAATATACAGTAATTAAATTTTTTGAAACTTGGATTAAGTATATTATGAGTGAAAGTATTAGTGGTGGTGGAGATGAAGGTCCTGTTGGATTGGCATATCCAAACTTTTTTTATAGTGTTAGGTATCCAGAAGAATATCAAACAAAATTTTCTATTGTAAAGTTTGAAAGAGATTATCAATCTAGACTAACATATACTTTTTTAAAAGCATATCCAATTAGCATAAACTCTATGCCAATATCTTATGACTCTTCTTCTTTGTTAAAATGCACAGTTTCCTTTACTTATTCAAGATATTACATCGAAGATCTTAATGGTTCTGCTCCTAGCAAGAATGAAGAGAAACCACAGTCATCTTTGAATAATCCACTAGAACAATCAAATTTTAATACTGAGTCATATAAAACTCTTACTAACAAAACGTATGTTGGAAATGATGTCTTGAATGGTGGAAATTCAGCATTAGATCTACTTGGAGTTAGAGATCAACTTGGTAGAGGAGCACCTGGAACTGTGGGGGCAAATATTTTGGCATAAAAAGGGGGGGGTCTCAATGACCCTCTTAGATTATTGTGCATGGCACTTTTTCTTCTGTCCATCTACGCTAAATAATCACACCTGAAGTTCTATAGGATATTATGCCTTTACCTAAGATTTCTACACCAACTTATGAACTTGAATTGCCTTCAATTGGAGACACAATTCAATATAGACCATTTTTGGTCAAAGAAGAAAAGTTGCTTGTAATTGCTTTAGAGAGCGAAGATACAAAGCAAATTACAACAGCAATTAAAACGGTTATCACGAACTGTATTCTTACGAAAAATATTAAAGTAGAGTCTCTTCCTACTTTTGATATTGAATATTTGTTTTTAAATATTCGCGGTAAGTCTGTTGGTGAAGAACTTGAAGTCAATATTATTTGTCCCGATGATGGTGAGACGCAAGTTCCTGTAAAAATTAATCTGGATGACATTCAAGTTCAAAAAGATAAAAAGCATACGAACAGAATTAAACTTGATAATTCTATTATGATGGAAATGAAGTATCCATCATTAGACCAATTTATTAAGAATAATTTTGATTTTGGTGACAAGAATGCAATGGACAAATCTTTTGAATTGATTGCATCTTGTATTGATAAAATTTTTACTGAAGAAGAAGTTTGGACCTCTGCAGACGTAACTAAAAAAGAGATGTCTGACTTTTTGGAATCAATGAATTCTTCTCAATTTAAAGATATTGAAAAGTTTTTTGAAACGATGCCAAAACTTTCTCACAAAATTAAAGTGAAAAATCCAGTAACTGAAATTGAAAGTGAAGTTGTTTTAGAAGGGTTAGCAAGTTTTTTCGTATAAGTATGATCCATATGGATCTGGAAAATTACTTCAAACTTAATTTTTCTCTAATGCAGTACCATAAATATTCACTATGGGAGATTGAAAATATGATTCCTTGGGAGAGGGATATCTATGTTGCATTATTACAACAACATCTTGAGGAAGAAGAGTTAAAACAAAAACAGCAAATCAACAATGCCCACTTCTAAAGCAATAAGTGCTTCTAGTTTTTTTGGTAAGAATAGGTATGAATATTACCTAAATGAACTCCTCACGGAGAATACTGTTGGTGGGCAAAAATTATCTAAAGAAGAATTAAAAGAAGGATTTTCTAAAAGAAAAAATAAGATAAGTTTTGAAAAGTTTGTTGATAAAATTGTAAGTACAAAAGCAGCAAAATCGTCAATTGTCTCTTCGAAAAAAGGTCTATTACCAACAGTTGGTGGTGGGATAAATGGACCTCGTGGAAACGCTCTTGTAAGATCTCCATCCGGGACACTTCAAAAGTATGCTGGAGTTACCCAAAAAGTTGGTGGAGGAATAGAGGAAAATATTTCTGCAATTGTTAAGCATATGTCTTCAGTTGCAGATACACTTACTACACAAAAGAAAATAGATGATGATGCATCTGCTTATAGTAAAAGAAAAGCGGAGCAAGAAAAGAGAGGTCTTGCTGAAAGTAAACTTGAAAAAAGATTTGAAGGATTAAAGAAAACAGCAGAGAAAATAATAGCACCTGTTAAATCTTTACTCGATAGAATACTTCAATTTTTCACGACTGTCATACTTGGAAGAATAGTATATAAACTCGTTGAGTGGTTAGGTAATCCAGAGAATGCTGATAAAGTAAAATCTATTATTAGGTTCTTGGGTGATTGGGGACCAGCACTTCTTGGTGGATTTATTTTATTTGGAACAAAGTTTGGAAAGAGTGTTAGAGTCTTAACAAAAATTGCTTTATCTGGAATTGCAAAACTTGCAAAAGCAATACCTGCTCTTTTAAGATTTGCTAAAAGTAATCCAAGGACTGCTGCTGCAGTTGCTGTAGGAGGATATGCAGCAACTCAATT